AGCCTAGCCGTACAAGGTGATCCATAACGTTTCGTGATGAACTTGATCGTCTGATCGATCTGTCTGTAAGGATCGAGATCCCTGTACCAAGTAGATCGCATTTGACCTAAGCCGTAATGACTCCCATTGCGTGCCTTTGGATTCCATCTGGATTCTTTGGTAATAATCCATCGAAAGCATTGATATTGCTTATCATCAATGATTCGTGAATGTGCATATAGCTTCAAATGATCTGCCTGTGTTGCAGCTTGTACGGGTTGCATCGTTATAGACATCGAGCCTATACATAGGCATAGAGCACCCCAAAGCACCAATCGCACGCGCGAGCTACCAGCCTTCGGCGCTCGCTGCGAGCGTATGGAGCGTAATGCCCTTGTCAAGTTACTGGCAAGTATGTGGATAAGTCGAGCGTGCCTTTGGCGTGTCGTCCACAGGTTATCCACAGGGCTCATTTATCTCCACCCCAGCCTTTACCCTTAAAATGCACCGGATTGGCTGTCCATATTCGAGCCATTGGGATCGTGCATCCGTCGCAATATGGATCACGCGGCATTGCATCATCGATCGGCCGATGTACTGTTTTGGTTTTGCCACAGACCTCGCATCGATAGTCATACGCTGCCATGTGAATCGCTCCTAGCCATGACGCCCATGACGCCACATCCTAGGCACTGGACTAGCACCATTCCATCGCCCAGCTGTACGTCGTCCATTTTGACGCCGTGATTTGTGACCTTCTTCTCGACCCTACATTGAAAGCGCAGCATCTCCATGACTGGATCTCCTTAGATTCTCGATGGGATGTAGATTGTATTGCTCGACCCAGAATGACGGATTATCCCGTCGCTTCCATTGCTGATTCTTGGCTATCGATACCGGTATCCATCCCCTGATCTCATATACCGGTGATCTACCAGTGACCAGCACCGCGATGTCGCTGTTTCGATCGCTGTCGCTAATGATGAGCGCTCCACTGTCGTACTTGGTCCATTTGACCTCGATCCGAGATCCGACATCAGCTTGTGATTTGAATGTGTTATGAGTTGGCTGGAAATCCTTATTCCCAAAGTACCGAGCGACCACAATCTCGGCGCAGATCGATTCGGCTATCTGGCACACGTACTCATGAAATGACAGATTCTTGTCATATCGTGATTTGTGATCTGGACGCCCATTGATCTCCTTAATCCTCAGTAAAGCGATCTCGATCGATTGCATCATTTGGTCAAATGTGACTGTCATCTTCATTTGCACAGCTCACAGATCCATAGGGCGTCTAGGCCTTGCACGTACTCATATCGACCGCCATCAAAGCGCTTGAATGCCTCGCATCGATCACACCATTCGATTTTAGGCGGATCAATCTCATCCTTTACCGCTGAGCCATCGGCCATGAATCGAGTGCGCTCACCTGTTGCGATCCTAATCATCTCCATGTCGCCCATGTTAAGCCTGCGCCTTCCATGTGCCATCTTGTGATTTGTTCATCCAGATTGGCGGACACTGATCCGATTTCACATTACCGGTACAGACATAACCTCGATATTCCTTGCCTGTCTTTGATGATGTGCCTTCCTTGATAATCATGTGGCCGTGTTTGCATTTTGGCGCTTCGGCTATCAGTTGGCCGCCTAATTGACCGACGATCTCTGAGATACCGGTCGCAGCTGTAGAAAATCCATCCTCGGCAAATGGCTTTGACCAAGGATCGTCCTCGATCTTATTGACGAAAGCCGCTGGCATGTTTTCGACTTGCTTCATGTTTTCCTGTGTTGGTCGAGTATCTGAGCCCAGGAGCAGACCGATCGCTCGGCCAATCGCTGATGTCACTGTGTCCTCGACGAACCAGCGCTTCATGCTGGCTTGGTATGACTCGACGCGACCGAATCCGAAATCGATAGCGCTTGGCTTCTCATCTTCGTACTCTCGAAATAGTCTGCACTCGATGAGGATGTATCCGGCAACGGCATTAAAATCAATGATGTGTGTTTCGATTCGGCCTGATGGATAAGCTGCCCAGAATCGTTTGATGCGTGATGCGACATCTTCATAATTGTCTAGAAATCCCATTTACTTCACCGGCCTTTTCATGGCCATACCGACGGATCGGCCGTGATGGTAGCCGACTGATTTGCCGTCCCTGTAGCCCATTGAATAAATGGCCACGCTGACCAATAGCTGCGCCAGTAGCGCAAAGCCGATTATTTGTTCTGTTGTCATTTTGCTCCCGTTTCTGTTAAGGGAGCGACCCTAGTGTTTCGCCTGACCCGTGACCAAGGCCGCTCCCATGTAAGAGCATGAGGCCTAAGTCTGACAAGGTCAAGAATCCTGCGTGTCTGTCGGCGTGTCTGCCTTTGGTTTGTCCTTATCCTTCAATCCATTACTGGCCAGTACAGATCCGAGTGCGCCAGTTAAGAAGATCGTGAGTGTGGAAAGTAGCTCGATGAATGCTCGATCATTGGGCGCTTGATCTCCAAGCGGTTGCGTCACGAATATCAACGCGTAAAGCATTCCAGCGACCGAGAATGCAAAGGTAAGAGCTAAGCAGACGCCAATGAATACGATGAGGCGAGCTTTGAGCTGTTCATTTGTCAGTCTTCTTTGATGTGAAGCCACTGGGATCCTCTCCAAATATGTCCTCAGTACATGTTCCCTGTGCCTTACATTGCGGCGGATTACATTGAGGCGCTTGCCAGTTTTCAAATTCTTGGCACTCATATCGTGTCCAACCCTGATAACCACAAGCCGACAGCCCCAAGGATAATAAAATCCCCAGAGCTGTCAGCTGTAGTTTCCGAGTCACTTCCCCAATAACCCGAAAGCCTGATCCTTTGGATTGAGCCATCGTAGGATCACCGGTGCGACCGCTGCCGCGCCAGCCATTGCCAAAGTCTTGGGATCTGTTTCCCCTGCCATGTATAAGGCAAGCGCCGCCGCCATGAATGAGCGCGCCCAGCTTGCCGCCATTGCTTTCATTTCTTCCATGTTTTTTTCTCCTTTGTAGGCTTTGCAGCCTTCTTCGGTGCTTGGACTTCTACGATGGGAAATTCGCCCTTGTAAGGCTTGTACTTGGGACGACCAAAGCCGACCACTTCTTTTCCGACTGTGCGCTGCTTGACCATCACCATTCCGCCATTGCGTTGATCGCCAGTGCCGGATGTGTTTCCTTCGATGGTGGTGATTGTTTTGCCATCGATGGCCACGACGATGCCGATGTGACTGATGCGATCGACGCCGTCATGTGGAAAATCCATGAATGCCAAATCGCCAATCGCAGGCACTTCATGCCAGCGGCCAATCTCCTTGAACTTATGAGCTCCGACAGCTGTGCTGACGACTGAGTGAACCTTGACGCCAGCTTGTGCAAGTACCCAATTACAGAATGATCCACACCAAGGTAGGCCATCGGCTTTCGTAAACTCACCAAATTTGGTGATGTTGTCCGGTGTCTCTACATATCCAATCTCGCCCATAGCGATTTCGATTGCATGTGGCGCTGAGCCGACTGGATAACTCATCCGATGATTGCTTTCGCTTCATCCTCAGTCAATCCGAGAGCTGCAAGCTTTGTGATTGCTGACGCCTTTGCAGCAGTTTTTGTCGCTTCGGCCGATACTTGAAGATCGCTTAAACGCTTTATCTCAGCTTTTACTTGTGCCAAAGTAGGCGCATCTCCGTCTAGTTTGTGCCATTGGATAGTTGAATAGTCATCTTCCCTAATAACAAATTCTGCTGATGGCTTCAAAGATAAAATTGCCGATGACAATGTGGTCATGATCAGGCTCCAATTTCGAGTAGAGTAATCGACGATAATTTGCTACCGCCCTGAGCAACAACAACGCCACTGTTGGCCGTTGTGTTTACCTTGACTTGTGTTTTGTAAGTTGTTGCGCTTGTGGTGTTTGGAGAATCTAAGCAAGTAGATGTGATCATTGTTGTGATTGCAATGAAAGTCGCACTATTTGCATTGATCCCCATCGTGGTTCCCAAATCTTGAATTGAAGTGACGCCTCTGACCAATTGAACCGCACCGCTAACCCCGACGGCACTTCTTTCGGCGTCGAGTGTTTGACTGTAAATTACCAAAATTTTACTACTTGCTGCGCTTGGAGTAATTGTTGCGGTTAAGGTTGAGTCTGTGTATGTAGTGCTAGCGACTGTGGTAGATGTAGTGGTAGTCGCATTCACAACCTGCAAGACTTTACCGCCAGCGGCTACGGCCGCCCATTTCAATCCAGTTGCAGTTGTCGAATCTGCCGTCAAGACATGGCCATTTGTACCGACAGCCAATCGAGCCGGTGTGTCATTTGCTGTTGCAGCAATGAGATCACCTTTGGCATCCACGATTGAATTTTGGATTGCATTGGCATCATCTGATGTGACCCAAGTGAAATCCATGTCAGCATTGGACGCTTTTGACAAGACTTGACCAGTCGTGCCACCTTCAAGATCGGCCATTGATGTGTCGATGGATTGGCCAAGTGTTCGGATCGCAGCTGCGCCATCCTTGACCAAATCGGTATCGTCTGGGGTCTCCCAGCCAAAATTGGTAGTCGTTGCCATGTTTTCTCCTTATGCGACGATCGTGGCGTTTTGCCACTCAAGTGTATTTGATAACGTGTTCCAAGTTTCGGCAACACTCACGCCATTCCATCTCACGGCCTGCAAGCTGTAAGCCGTTGGAGATACTGTGGTCGTGATGCTCAGGCCGTTATATGAGGCCCTAAATGTCCAACCTTCTACGAATCCTTGAAAGCGTCCGCCGCCGATGTTGAGTGGTAAATCTGTGATGTCCAACGGTAAGCCCATGAACACATTCAGCAAAGCGTCTCGATCGCTGTCATCAATCTCAGGATTACCTAATGGAAAAGTGAT